ATGAACATCCACAATTTCAAAGACCAATCCAACAAGGGCAAAGCCCTCATGATTCTCACTTATCCTCTCGCCATCGGTGTGCATTACATGGAATGGCATAGGATGCGTAAGCTTCAACGCATGATCAGAAAGTGGATCGGCACAGCTTGCGAGAATCCAAAGGGGTATGAGGCCCAAATGGTCAAGGAGTGGAGCTTTGAGCTTCACGATATCTACGGCAAGTAATGCTTTCGTCAAGTGAGTACAAACACGGTTAAGCGATCTACAAGACGTAAAATAAATAGTGATCGTGGGTCTGGCATAGCCCTCTAAGAAATATGCCACCAACAAAAAAACAATATGATTGACACACTAACAACATTCCAGATAGAAAACCGTATCCGTTCAGCTTGTCCCAAGTTCACCTATGAAGCAACCCAACGAGTCGCAGAGCTACTTGAACAGATGGAAGAAGACTCAGGCGAGGCGATGGAATTTTACGATCAAGAAGTGCGCGACTTAGTCAGTCAATTCCCTTCCGCAAAAGCTCTTTTAGAGGAGTATGGTATGGACTACGGCTTCGCCCCAACCTGTGACGAGGCTACTGCCCGTGACCTTGTTGACCAAATGGATTGGCATATCATTATCCCCCTTGATGATGGCTCTTACCTTGTCGATCCCTGCGAGAGATAATCCTCGCTTACAAGCAAAAAAGAAATTCTTTTTAGCTTGACACTGGCGAGGGAAACACTAAAGGAAAAAGCGCTGTAACTCACTGGGTAGCAAGGAGTTAGCGCGGGGCGGGGGGGCGTCCGCCCTAACTCGTTGAGTATCAGCGACTTACGAGGGTTTTCCTCATATGGAAACCCAAGCCGATGTCAAGACTTTTGTCAAAGAAAAAGATGTCAAGCCTTTAAACAAGAAAAAGAATTTATTTTCTATGTAGAAAAAGCTTTTAATTTCTGCGTTTCTAGAGTAGAATATGGGCATGTCCAACATTACCAACTCGTTCAACGTAGTTAACCTAATCAATAAGCATGTCACTTATACCACATCCAACAGCGGCAACACCCGCAAGTATGTCCTCAAGAGCATCGACCGCATCGGTGACGGATTCGCAGTCTGTAAAGTTATCGATAAGAGCGACGATAAGAAGAGCGAAAAGCAAGTCTGGAAGACTCTGCGCTTCGACGGCATCTCGTCCCTTTCCCACTGCGGCGCACTTGTTCGATGATGCTGGCTAGCTTCAAAGCCTCCCGAAAGGGGGGCTTTTTTGCTTCCATGCCAAAAAAAAGATTAAAATACATGCAGAAAAAGC